AGACTTGACGAGTTACAGTTATGGAATTGTTTTAGTTATTATCCTGCTGTTACTTCTTGGGATATTTTAGAAGCACAAGCTGGTAAATACATAGGAAAAGACAAGAAATGGCACCACGGTAAATACTTATTTACTGTTGACTTTGCTCACCCCGAGGCTAATATATTAGATACGGATCATTCAGAGATACCGCATGAGCATAAGTGTGCTCACATCATAGCGCTCGATGACGGGAACTATGCAGCACAACCTAACAATAGATGTATTTGGGATATCCCTTCGTTTACTGTTAAAAATAATGTGCCAGATTGGAAAGTGCAGACATCTGAATGGAACGTGGAAAACACAAGTCAATGGAAAACAGAAGATACTGATAAGTTCT